CGTTTGAGATCAAGCCCCATAGCTTTTACCTTGCCTGGTTTGCCATCAACATCCATACGTTTACCCTCAAGATCATACACCATTACTGCATAGCGTTTTTTTGTAATATATAATCCTTTTGTAGCAACAATCTCTCGACCACCTTTGATTATCTCACCATTTGCCCGTGGACAATGGAATGCTTGTTCCATAAATGCAGGAAAACTTACATTTAGTTCATCACTAATAGTATCATACAGTTGAGCACAAATTTCTTTGTTCCATTCCATTTTATCAGCATCAATTTCTTCTTTGAGAACAGGGTATGCACTAAAATAAACACTGTCTGTATCGCCATATATAACAGCATCGCCTGTGTGATCGTATTTGCCTGTAATACATTCATTTGTAAATGCATCCATATGGTGGGCAATAGCTCTACCTGTTAGTGTAGTTGACTGTCCAATACGCTTATCAAAGAATCTACAACCAGGATTAAGAATAGCACCATACAAACTGTTCAAGTTAATCTTCTTAACCAACTGTCGCTTATCCCAGTATTCTTTTTCACTTTCGTTGCATTCACGTAACTTCTTTTGCATAACTTTACGTTCAGCATACCAACGCTCTAACAAGCCAGGTATAATTGCTTTTTTATCATGTGTAAAGATTGTACCATTTGCACTTAGTATCCAAGGACGATTGCTATCGAAAATCATTTTCCAAATTTGTGCGGCACTAAATGTTTCGCTAGTTTCATTTTCCCAGTCCACAGTTATATCAACATCTTTGGATTGTTTCATTACCTCGGTGTATTCTAAGCTACCAAACAAGCCTTCCCAACTTGCTGCAAAACTATTGCCTGCATTTTGTTTGTCTTGTATATAGCTGTCGGTCATTATAGGTCTTAATTGTCCAATTATAGACTCAGGCCCCATATTACATGCACGAATTGCACTGGGGTATAGACTATTAATGTCAATACTACCAACCCATTCATGTATACCTTTTTTGGGATACGCAACATAGGCGCCTGCAGCTTGTGTATCTCCCATTCCATCTCTGTTTTTGCGGCTTGGTACAACTAGTCCCTGCTCGTGTGCTTCGTTGATAATAGCTTGTTCAGTAACTGCAACAGCCCCCATTGTTGTGGGCAACAGCACTGTGTTTTCATGTGCTAGTGTGTTTGCTAGATCTAAAAACTTTAACTTGTTATCAATGTCTTTAAGAAGCACAACGTCTTGTCTGTTATATTCTATAAACTTACGAAAGTCATTGTTGTACAATGAATCTAGTGTACCTTCGTACACTGTTTTACTGCCAAGGTTTTCATAATCACCAATTGCATCTAGACTGTAACTATGTCGTTCTTCATACGTGTACTTGCGATACAATTGCATATAGTCCATGTGTACTCGACCAATTAAGTCAAATGTAATATTTTCTGCACCAAACCGCTCAAATGTGCGTTGTTTAGGCAACTGATCCCATAAACAAAAACGTCTAGTATCATCCTTGCTTAATACTCGTATACATCTATTTACAGTATACGGAATATCATAACCTTCGCTGTTCCATCCTGTAAGTACATCAGCATCATCAATTAAATCTAAAAATGCTTTTAATAAGTCAGCTTCAGCATCAGGCCCCATAAACAAATACGTATTATCAAATCCTGCAACACTATCGTATGCACTTTGCTCGCTCATATTTTTTGGTGGAATAGCTAATGTTATTAGTTTGTCAATCCAATTACAATACAATGTAATAGCTGTAATTGGATTAAAAGGATCAGCCGGAGGACTAAATCCTTTTTTAGCATCAAAGTCAGTCTCAATATCAAAAAAGCAAACGTTCAGTTTAGGAGCATCTTGTCCTTGATAATTATCGGCTAAACATCTAAACACTGGATTAATATCACTTTCATACAGTGTTTCTCCATGATGCATTTTTAGTTCTTTATGAAACTCTTTGCCTTGTTTGGTAGCAAATCTACTTACTGGATCGCCAAAAATTGTGCGATGTTTGCCCTTGGGATCCGGATAGTACATCACATACTGTGCAGGAAAGTCTTGATACACTCTCTCGCCATTGCTTTTGCGTTCTACAATATGAATACGATCTTTGTTTCGATCATATAATGCATCTACATAACTCATTTACTCTCCTGTGTTGTTTATGGCCAACTTACCGTGTTTCATACTCGTTAGTGAGCGACTCTCTACTTTAATTAGCTAAATCCTTGATGCCTAAAACTTTTATGTCAGTGTTCAGAGTGTTTTACCCACCGTGGTTAGTATAGTTTCTAACGTGTCGTGGTCTTCTTGTTCCTGTGTAAACCCACTTTTATATGCAATACGAATTGCTTTTTTTAACACACTAGGTTTAATATCTATTTCTTCGGCAATAGCTTTTATTGTATCACTAAGTCCACTGTTAAGTGCTTCAACTTCGTGCATTACAGTAATACCTTCGTTGATAATTTGTCCTAGTTTAATTTTTTGCTCTTGATTAAAAGTAGTCATTTACTGCTCCTTATTTTGTCAGCATTAATAATTGCGGTTGTTGTTTCTACTGGTTTCATATCCAGTAGCATTCTTGCCCTGTCCCGAACTTCTGCACTAACAGCATGTCCGTACATTTCAGGATTTAACAAGTCTTTTAAAAATCTTACTACACGTATTTCATTCATAACATTGTGCCTGATTAAATTAATAAAGACAAACTAGTTTGCCAGTTGTTTTGGCGGATATGATCCAATTTAGATAACCAATTTTTCCATTCAGTATTGGGTGTTGCATTGTTTTCTAAATGAGCCAATAAGCCATTACTCCAGTTATAATACGATAAATTTTTCAATATGTCAATAGCTAATTTACGATTTTTTACAGGTAAATTTTCCAATCCTAAACTTGGGTGTGTTACTAACTGAACGCTGGTATTAACTGGGTCTCCTTGTGCATTAGCAGTTACCGTATTTTCAATCCAATCGATTAATTGTGGCAAATAAAGTATGTTTTGTACACCTACACTTACATTAAACTCTAGTATAACACAAGGATCATTTAATTGTTTCCACCATTGAATGTTTTGGGTTACATCATTCCATTTTGCTGGAAATCTAATGTATTCAAATTGTTCATTAATTGCGTCTATACTAAAATAAACTTTTACTAATTGAAATTGTTGCCAGAGTTTCAGTACATTGTTTGTGGGAATATATGTGCCGTTTGTGTTGTAACTTAGTTGGCACTTCTCAGGATTGCCTTCTTTGATTATTTTTTGTAGTAAATGAATATGATCATTACTCATAAATGGCTCACCGCCATTGAAATGAACTCGTCGCAAATCTTTTGCTGATATTTCTTGTGCAAGATTTCTATTTTTAGGAGTGCTACGTTGGTTGGTTATACCTAACTTAACTTCGTCATCATGCCAACTACTACTGTAGTCTCCATTGCACATTATACATTTTAAATTGCACACAGTTTGACAATTAAAATCTAAATTGTGTAGTTGTATATCAGGACCTAAATGTATATCATTACTGCGGTAATGTTCAATAATTGCAGTACGCCTACTAGGTGCACCAAGCTCTTCACTTCTACTGCAACGTATACATGATGGAGGGAGTATTCCTTGTGTAATACTAATATTACGTTCACGAGCTAATACTGGATCGTTTTGATCAACAGTTTCAGCAGGTTGACTCATGGCATTACAACAAAAAGCAATTTGAGGATTGCCTTGTGGATTTCGTTCAACAAATAATGAATGAGCTAAATCAGGACACAACCAATCACTCATAGACTTTTTAGCAACTCCCAAGTGTGTTTCCAATCAACTACAGTATGACTATAACTGTTGCCTCTTTCTAGTAATGCCACTTTAAGTGGAAAATCGTTACCAGATAAGCCCATAGCATCACCGTAGAAATTTATAATGCTTGAATCATCAAAGTCTCGTAATATTTGGCTTTTATCTGCGCCAACAGGACCAATATCAATTCCTGTGTCCCCGCCAACTCGAGCTAATAATTCTGGAAATTCTCGATTAAACAAATCAGCAATTATACTACGTTCGCTAATAAATTTTTCAGATTCTACATAAGCCGCACGTTGCTTTGCATTTGCATTACGTCCCACAATACTAAAGTTAATCATACCTGGTCTTTCTTCGATGTGATTACCTGTGCGTATACTAAAATTACTTTCTTCAAGTTTATCCTCTAGCCATGAACGTACATGCTCTGGTACTTTCCATTCGCTTTTAAGTATATTTGTGTCACCGTCCCAAACATCACTGCCTGAACATTGGTAAACACGCTTGCATAGAATATAAGTGTCTTCACCTAGTTGCTCGATGGTTTTAGCACGGTCACTGCCAGTAACTAGATAAACATCATTATCTAAGCAAAATGTATTAAAAAACATTTTAAAATGTATGTCAATAATACCTCGACTTGGTGTTAGTGTTCCGTCAATATCAAATATATAATTCATAATACTATTATAACACAACAAACATGCTAAGTCAAGTCTTATGTAAGTTGTTTAAATGCAAAACTTGCTATTTGATTTAGACCACTGCTGGTGTTTATTTTTTGAGATATTTTTTCTTT